TCAGAGTGCAAAGGTGCAGGTCGCAGGCACGCCGGGGCCGAATCGGGCCGAGATCTGCGCAACCTCGAAACGTATCAAACCTGATGCGCCATCCGCAGTCTGAGCTGCGGCCTGATAACGCCATTGCGGCACGCTCACCTCTTCCTCCCGCAACACTCCGGCATCGTCAAAGATCCGCACGACATAGGCCTCGCGCTCTTCTCCCAGAGGGACCTCCGGCAGATCCCAGCTGTCTCCGTCGATCCGGGTGCGTCGAATCCAACTCAGCTCAATCGCGCCATCGGGGCGGGGGACGGCGCGCAAATGCACCGGCGACAGGGGTCTCAGCCCGATGCCGTCAAACGCCTCCACGCGCTCGACATAAGACGGATCGTCCAAGGGCCGTTGCGCGGGCCCGATACGATAGTGTCGCGCAATCCTGCGCTGCGTCGGGCTCAGATCGATCTGTTCCGGCGCTCCGTTCAACAACACGAACCATGACCCCTCCGGCCAGATCTCCGGCAACGCGGCATCGCTGCCCAACTGACCGCGCAGACGGCGGCTGAGCCAATAGGTGTTGGGCCCGACAAGTCGGGCATCGCGGAACTGAAAGAGCTCCCAATTGCCCGGGGTCCCATCGCCGATCGCGGCCAGATTGGCACCGTTGAGAACCGCCGCTTCGGGTCGGTTTTCAAGCGTGCCAGAAATCAGCTCGACCTCCAGTGGCGCCCCATCATCCCAAAGCCCTGCACACGCAGCCGCAAGCGGGGTCTGTGTCACACCGATCACGGACCGCGCAGTGAGAACCTGTGTCAACCAGTAGTCGGCATCCAGATCCGAACTGTAAAGCGCAACACTGCCGGGCCAGGGCTTGGCCGTGACCGCCAGATGCGGAGCATGCGGCACCTCGTCTCCGGTGATCAGAGGAAGATCGAGGAACAGAGGCTGCACCGGTACCGGCGCAACAAAGGGGCGCAAACCGGCAAGGCCGTCAGCCTGCTCTGCGGGCTCGTAAACGCCCGGCTCCACCCGCACCGCTTCGAGGATCTGCTCGGTCCCCTGATCGACGCGGTCGATCCGATAAAGCTCGGACGTGGCGCCATCCTCACTGGGCAGGGAGACGACATCGCCCGCGCCCAGATCCATCCGCGAGGGCGGCAGCGCAAACCGGGCGCTGTCGCGCGCCACGCGTGCCTCGCTCAGCCAGCGGTCCACAACCTGGCGCGCCTCCCCGCGTGTCAAAGACAGGGTTAACTCGGTGGCAGAAACCGCATGTGTGGCCTGATCGGGCAGGACCGACTCTTCGGATTGCAGCACATGATCGCCTTCGGATTCGATGAACTGCAAGCGCACACGTCCGGCAAGCTCGGCCTCGGTCTCACGCGCGCGTTCAATCCCGCCAGGGATCTCGTCGTTCACGACCACCATCTGAGGGTCAATCGGCTGTGCGTCCAACCCGTCCCGCATCGCAAAGATCAGGGTGCCGGAGCGCTCCACCGCATCGAACCCATAGCTCAGCATCAGTGGCTGAAGCGCGCTGCGCGCATCCCCGACATGATCCAGGCTGTAGCCGCGCACCACGCCGCGTAACCCCTCGACGTCATAGGTTGTCAGCCCCGCGCGCGCGCACACTTCCGACACGACCGACGCCAGCGTCCGAGCCGAACAGCGCCCATTGATCCAGTGCCCGCGCAGGTAATTCAGCCCGTCACTCCAGACCGCGAGATTATTGGGGAAGAACGGAAACGGCCGCGTATCCCACGCCCAGACATAGGCGTTCGACATATCCAGCATGCGCCCCTCATAAAGGTCAGCCTCGGGGTTTTTGGCAGGATCGTTCCAATATTCGAACATCGCGCGCAGATATTGCGCCTGAATGAAATCGTCGCGCCGCCCGTCTGAAAACCGCGGCAAGGCACTTTCCGAAGACTTGGGATCGACGAACTTGTTGGGTTGGTTGGTGCCCTTGTCAACGGCGCCACAGCCCAGCTCGGTAAACCAGATCGGTTTGCTGCGCGGCTTCCAATCGGTGGGCTCTGCGGCGCGCACGCCTCCGGTCCGCTCGTAATGCGCGCTTTGCCACCAGTTCCGCATATCCTTATAGCGCCAGATCCATGGCTCCCCCTCCTCCGCGTCGGTGATATCGGTGCGGATTTGCGCCGCGCGCGCCTCGGACGAATGGTAGTACCAGTCATAGCCCTCGCCGCCTTCGATATTGCCCTTGAGGTAATCAAGATCATAGATCGACGCCCAGTCGGCGGCATCCAGGTGATCCTGCCCGTCGCGCCAGTCCGAAAGCGGCATGTAATTGTCGATGCCCACGAAATCGATGGCGTCATCGGCCCAAAGCGGGTCAAGGTGAAAGTATCTGTCGCCCGACCCGTCCTGCGGCTGATAGCCGAAATATTCCGACCAATCCGCCGCATACCCGATCTGTGTCTCCGGCAGCAACATGCGCACCTCTGCCGCGAGATCGCGCAGATGTTGTACCGCAACAAAGGTATTGCCCGTGCCCCGGATCCAGGTGAGGCCCCGCATTTCACTGCCGATACAGAAGCTGTCGATACCCCCCGCCGCCGCGCACAGCGCGGCATAGTGCAGGATGAACCGGCGAAACCCCCAATCCTCGGGCGCACCGCCATAAGTAACGACGCCGTCGCCGACGGTGAAATCGGCTGCGGTCGCCGTGCCAAAGAACGTATCCACCTCTGCGTTTGCCTGCGCCGTCCCGTCGGGCGAGCCGGGTCGCCCCGGAGCCTCGCTCAGGGTGATGCGGCCGCGCCAGGGAAGCACCGGCTGATCGGGCGCATCGCTATAGGGATCGGGCAATCCGTTCCCATCAAGCTGGTCCATCAGAATGAACGGATAAAACAGGACACGTTGGCCTTCCGCACGCATGTACCGGATCGCTTCGACCACGGATGCGTCGGCAGGTGTGCCGCCATAGATCGGACGCCCGTCCTGCCGCGCGATCACATCCGCTCCGGACCGCGCTAGGCCCGAGACCGACCAGGGCATGCCCGACCCTTCGTCCTCCGCGCTTTCGACCTTGGGGGTCAGCGTGCACGCATCGCACCGCAGATCGTCGCCAAACCAGCAGACCACCAATGAGGCGGCGGAACAATTGGGCAGCTCATCGCGCAAATGGCCAAAGGACGTCTCAAAATCCGTGAGGCCCGAAGGGCTGTTTACATTCGCCGCTTTCTGCGCCCCCGGTCCGGTGGAGTAATAGACTGGCGTGGTGGCCAGCGCGTATTCACCGGATCCAGGCACCAGTGCGACGGCCTCTACGCCATGCGGCATCGATCCCGGTGCAGCCGCGGTGCCGCGCTGCTCGGGGCGGGTCACTTCAAACGAAAACTGGGGAACCCGGTTGCCGAACGGCTCCAATGGCAGGTTTTCCATCACCACATAAGCGGTGCCGCGATAGGCCGGCACCTGCCCCGCCCCTTCGACCGCTTCCATCACCGGATCGGGCACCTGATCCATGGTGCCTGAGTAGATCGACATATTGAGGTCTTTGGGCGCCAGTTCCTGTCCATCCGCCCACACCCGACCGACGCTGGTGATCTCTCCCTCACAAATCGCGACGGCGAGGCTCACGGTATAGCTGTAGGTGGTTGTCTTGGGTTGTGCAGGCCCGCCCTTGCCGCCCCCTGAGGTCGTCGCGGTTTCGGCAAAATCCGACGCCCAGATCACCTGCCCGCCCAACCGCACCCGGCCAAAGCCCTGTGCCACCGCGCCCCCTTCGCTGGCGCCGGTAAGCCGGAAGCGATCCACGCGGCCTGTTTCGACGCTTTGTGATCCGCGCCCCAAAAGCTGCTGGTCGATCAGTTTGCCGACCGTCGCACCAACTGCACGACCCACCGCGACCGAGGACAGCCCCAGAACTGTACCACCGATCGAGCCACCGATTGCGGCCCCTGCCGCTGACAATACGACTGTGCTCATGACTGCCTCTCCGTTGGAAATTCAAACCGTGCCACAATGCGGCGCCGCCAGGGGGCGCTGAGCAGGCTTTCAACCACCCCGCGCCCGGCATACGCATGGATGAACGCCGCCTGCGCCCCAACGGTCGAGACAATGCCAAGATGCTTGGCCACCGCGCCCGCGCGCATCCGAAACAGGATCACATCTCCTGGCAGCTCAGCCTGAAGGGGTTTGCCCACCAAATGGCGCAATGCCGCCTGCCACAACCGCTCTTGGCCCTGCGGCTCGGACCAGTCCATGGAATAGGCCGGGACAGCCTCGGGCTCATGCCCGTAAAGGCCGCGCCACACCCCCCGGATCAGGCCCAGACAATCTGTGCCCGCACCGACGGTAGAGGCCTGATGGTGATAGGGTGTGCCCAACCAAAAACGCGCCTCAGTTACGATATCGTCACGCTTCATCTGCGGCTGCCCCCGGTATTGGGATTGCCCGAGCGCGGATAGGCCACCATCCAATCCTCACCGGGGATATCCGGAAAGCCCTGGAAGTTCAGAAGGTTATTGAACTTGAGACGACAGGTTTCCGACCGCTTGTCGCATCCCGCCTCAAGCCGGACCAGATCGCCCGCAGCGATCGGCGCGCGCAACGGGGTCCACAGCGCGATCTCGCGCCGCCCTGCCTGCGCACGGTCCTGTTTGATCGCGGCCCAGAGGCCGGTCGCCGCACCGCTCAGCACGCTCAGCCGCCCACGCGCAAACCAGTCGGGCGCAAAGCCATCCAGCGCAGCCCAGGCCAAACGCCCCTGATCGACCACATCCTCGACCGCCAACTCGACCGCATATCCCGGATCGTTCAGATCGAACCGGCAGGTCACATCGCCCAGAACAGCCGTACACGGTTTTTGATAGATCCGGCCCTGCGGCGCATTCAACCCTTCGGTCAGCCCCCGAAGTTCGGCCTGAAACGCGCCCCCCGCGCGCCGCAACTCACCAATCGAGCCGCGAAACTGAAGCAGGCGTTGCTCAGGTGCGGCCCAGTTGACCAGCCAGCACCGCACATCCGCGCCGTCAAAGCGGCCCGCCTCGATATCGGCTTCGGTGATAGAGGCGTCGCTGATCGCGCCCAGCGCTTCGGTATTGTCCACCGAGAGGCCGGTCGACTGTTGCAAGGCATAGGCCGTGAGCCCCGTATCGGGCTTGAAATCGACCCCCTCGAACTGCAATGGCAGATCGTGATCGGTGAACCCAAACGCGACGCCATCGCGGCGCGCTATGGCCCAGCAGCGGCAGAGCGTTGTCTCGCCCCCCGCCATATGCGCCTTCAACTCAACTGAAATCCGGGTCATCACACACGCACCTCGACCACCGGCACATTGGGTACGTCACCTGCCTGAAAACTGGCCACGCTTGTCTGGATCCGGTCCGTGTCAAACCGCACCGGCACGTCGAACTCAAACCCGGCGGTCACAGACATGTCCTGATCGGGGGGGCGCGCAAAGGCGATCAGACCTGTGGTCTCGTCGACAGTGTAATCGACCGCTTCCTGCATCTCGTCCTCTTCGATGCCGACCCGCACCGTGCCCGAGACCGGTTTGGAAATCGGGCGGGCATAGCTGAACGCGCCCGACCGATAGGTCTTGACCAGCGGAAAGACGGTCTGCACCCCGTTGCCCAGGGCGATGACCTGATCCTGATAGGTGACCTCTTCCTTGGCGCGGCCGGATTTGAAGTCGGACCAGTCCTTCCAGCGAAATCCGTACATCTGCCCACGCCGCGCTTCGAAGAACGCAATCAGCGTTTCGACATCGTCGAGCGAGCGCATGCCCAGCCCCGCGTCATACCGCCTGCGCGAATGCGCCCAGGGCGTATTGCGCTCTTCAAACCCGTTGGCCAGCGTCACCACATCGGTGCGCCGCTCTGGCCCGCCAATCGAGCCAAAGCTCAACGAGGCGGGAAACCGGACATCATGGAAGTTCATCGCCTTCTCCTTCGATCAACGATTGCGGTTGCCGCGGCCAAGCGCCCGGCCCATCTGCGCCGCAATCTGCCCCTGGCTGCGCTGAAAACCCTGCACATCGGGCGTGCTCACCTGGATGACGACATGGGTCGTACCCCCCGATCCACGCACGCCCAGCTTGCCATCGGGGCCGCGCGCCAGGGGCATGATCGCCTCCGGCCCCGCCTCGCCCATCAGACCGGTGCCACCACGCATCGGAAACATCGTCGGACCGTTCACGATCCCGCCCGAGGCGAAGGGCATCACCCGGCCCTGGGCAAATGAGCCGCCATCGGCAAAGGGCAATAGCCCTTGCATCAGGTTCGATACACCGCCCGCAATCAGACCACCAAAATGGTCGGTCACCGGCTTCATCGCCGAGGAATAGACCGTGTTGATCATCGAGTGAGCCAGCGTGTCGAGCGCGTCGGATAGCTTGTCACCGTCAAACACCACACCGTCGAACGCCTTGCGCAAACCGCGTGACAGCCCCCGCTCCAACGTGGCCGCATCCTTGCCCGTGGCGGCAAAGCTCTCGCGGATACGCCGCAATTCGCCGTTGAAACCGGCCGCCATCTGGGATGCGACGTTCAGGCTGTCGCCCAGCCCGTCGGATGCCAGTTCAAGGTTCTCAATACCTTCGCCTTCACTCATCCCCTGTCTCCTTTCGGTGATCGGGAAACGCCGCTTCCAGCGTCTCCAACCCGGCCCGCGTCATCGGCGCGCGGCCTCCGCCATGGCCCAGCATCATCGCCAGCTCCGCCGGTGTCAGCGCCCAGAACCGCTCGGGCTCCAGCCGAAGCCCCTGCATCCCGGCGCGCATCAGGCCAGGCCAATCAAACCCGCTCATGCGTTCTCTCCGGGCACAATGAATGCGCGCGCCAAAAGCTCGGCACCCGCCCGCGCGGCAGCCATCGGCCCACCCGCGATATCGGCTTGGCCCAGCTCTTGGATGCTGATCACCGCGCCGCCGCCCAGCAGCCCGGCATGCACCAGCGCCAACACATCCGCCGAGGAAAACGCACCGCCCTCGAACCGCTCCACCAGCGCCACCAGCGAACCTGCTTCAACCCGCGCCTCAAGAGCGGCCAGCGCCCCCAGCGTCAGCTTGAGGACATGCGGCTCCCCGTTGATGGTCAGCGCCACCTCTCCCCTCCACGGATTGGTCATCGGCTCAGATCGCGGTGAAGGTCAGCGCACCGGCACTGGCCAGCGAGATTTCATAGGTCGCCTCACCATTATGCGCGCCGGAATACTCTATCGCGGTGACTTGAAAGGCGCCCTCCACAATGCCGAAATCGGGAATGATCACCTGAAACTCCGGCGTCTCCCCATCGAAGAACAGTTGCCGTGTCCGCTCATCGGTGCCCTGATCCTTGAACACGCCCGAGCCGGAGATCGCCGCAGATTTGACGCCTGCCCCGCTCAGCAATTCCCGCCAGCCGCCCTGGCTTTCCAGGCTGGTGACATCCACCGCCTCGGCGTTGAAGCTGACCCGCGTGGCGCGCAGCCCCGCGATTGTTTCGAACTGACCGCCACCGGTCATGTCCACCTTGACCAAAAGATCCTTGCCAGATTGGGCAACCATGTCTCTTCTCCGTGTTGAGTGTTAAATGTCATCGACGCGGGCGCGAAATCTCAGATCGATCTGCCGCAGCGATCCCGCGGGCCCGGTCCGCCGCGCAACGGCGCGGTCGAAATTGAGATAGACGAGCGTGCCACGGGTCAGAGGCAGCGGCATGTCCAGCGCATCCGTGATCGCACCGGCGGCCTGCTTGGCCAATGCGAACCCGGCCGCCGCCGACACCACCGAAACGGTGAACCGGTGCAGGCTGCCCGATCCCGTCACATCCGACCGGTCGGTGGCGGTTTCGGGTCCAAGGCTTACATAGAGGCTCGGCAAGGCCCCCTCGGGCATTGCATCGTAAATCGCGCTGCCGACCAACGCGTCCAACGCGGGATCCGCTTGCAGGTGTTGATACACTGCCGATTGCAACGCCGCGGACACTGCATAGCTCATGCCACGACCTCCTCTTGCGCAAAGCATGTCAGGTACCGGCCATGCCCGTCCCATTCGGTCACTGCTGTGATGGCATAGATCCGCGTCCCTTCTCGAAACCGCTGTCCGGGCTGAGGATGCGATGCCGCCCCATAGGGCGCCCCGCGCACAACGATCTTAAGCGGAACCGTTGCAACGGTTGCCGTGCCAGATGTCCGTTCCCGCCCCGAGCGGCTTTGAATCCCCGCCCAAAGCTCTCCCAGCGCGACCCAGGTCTCAGAATAGCCGCCCGCGCCGTCGGGCGCGCGCTCCGGAGATTCCAGCACCAGCTTGCGGTTCAGATGCGGCACCTTCATCACGCCCGGCCCGCGCGCAGGCGCAATGATTTGTACCGCTCGATCAGACTCGAGACGCCAAACGGCATGCAGCCGCCCGAAAGGCCGGTCTCATGCCGGAACTCGTAATAATGCGCGGCCAGCATCAGAACGGCCTGAGCCAGATCAGACGGAATCTCCGTGAACGCCGCCGCATAGCCGGCGCTGAAGGTAACCTTGACCGAGCCGTCCTGAGGCAACAAAGGCAGCAACATGCTGCGCGGCTTGAGCGCGGGCCTGTGCGTATCCTGCTCCAGCCAGTAGCTTTCGGCCGGAACGGCGGTCTCCTGACCCAGGCGATCCATCAACGTCACCGCATCGACCGCTGCAATCGGAGCCACCGGAAACACCTGACCCATGGCATTCTGCCAACCGTTCAGAACAAGGGAAAAGTTGCGCGTGATCAGCACCTTGCCCGTTCGGGCCTCAACCGCAGCGATGGCCGCGCGCAAAAATGACTGCAAGACACTGTCTTGCAAACTGCCTTCGTCAAACCCGCTGCCCATATGCAGATGCGCCTTGAACGCCTCCACCGGCAATGCCGCATCAGGTACGATGTTCTCTTCTATCAACATCATCAATTCACTCCGAATCTCTCTGCCCGTCCGCACCTGCTCGGCGCGGGAAATCGACCGCGTGCCGCCCCACGTTGCTCGGACGGAGGGGAGCAGCTAGACAACATGAGGGGTCTTCTCAGACACGCGCCCGATCCCGAGGTCGGCCTGCACAGGCCGACCTCTATCGACCTTCCTTACGAAAGGCCGAATTTCAGCAGCTTTATGGCCGCGAAATCGCTCACATCCCCGCCGACGCGCTTGGTCGCGTAAAACAGAACATGCGGCTTGGCGCTGAACGGGTCGCGCAGCACGCGCAGATCGGGACGCTCGGCCACGGTGTAACCGGCGGCGAAATCGCCAAAGGCAATGGAATGACTGCCGCTGGCCGCATCCGGCATATCCTCGGCAATCAGCACAGGATACCCCATCAGGCGCGCGGGTTCCGCCGCCGCGAGACCGTCGGACCACAAAAACCGGCCATCGGCATCCTTGAGCTTGCGCACCAGGCCCGCTACCTTGGAATTCATCACGAAAGTCGCATTGGCGCGATACTCCGCCCCCAGGGCATAGACCAGGTCGACGATCGCCTCCGCATTGCCGATCCCGCCATCGGTCCCGGTCGCGACATAGCCCAGATCCCCCCAGGACCACGATGCGTCATCCACGATGGTATGCGCCAGAAACCCCTTGGGCTTGTCCACACCGTCACCTGCGACAAAGGCCGCCGCCTCGGCGCGCGCGAACTTGTCCGCGATCCGGCCTGCCAGCCAGCCTTCAATATCGAAGGCACTGTCATCGAGCAGCCGTTGGGAGGCTTTGGGCATCGCGCTCAGCTCGTTCAGCGCAATAGAGATCCTGTCGATCTGCGGGCTGTCGGTCTCGCCGGTGGCTGCAGTCTCGGTGGCCCAGCCTGCGCCCACATCGGTGTGATCGACCAGCACGTCATAGGACGTCGCTTCGACATTGACCACATTGGCAATCGCCCGGATCGAGGCCGTGGCATTCAGAACCGACTGCACCGTGTCAGAGGTTTGCGGATCCACCAGATACCCGCCATCGCTGTTGACGGCCGTCGAGAGCGCCTTGCCCTCCATCTCCAGGCCCCGCAGCGCATCGTCATCGCCGCTGCGCAGATAGGCTTTAAAGGCTTTCTGGTGCGGTGCGTCCATCTCGACGCCGCCTGCCAGATGCGGGCGCGCCGCAAATTGGGTTTTACGATCCAGCATGGTCAGTCGCTCTTCCGTTTGTTGAAGTTTGTGTTGAATTTCATTCTGAAAGCCCTTGAAATCGGAAATGAAACCGGTCACCGCCTGCTTCACTTCCTCAGCCGGAGACACACCTTCCCCGACCCGAGCCTTCGTCTCGGTCTTGCTCATCAGCTTTTCCTTTTGATGCTGAGAAAGAGGCGCGTCAGCGGCGCCCCAGCTCCAGCCGCGCGCCCTCAAGGGCCGCCGCCAATTCGCGCAGGCCAGCGTCGGTTTCCAGGCTTTCGCCCTTGGACGCCACCCGCGCACTGGGCAGCATCGGGAAGGTCACCAACGACACCTCCCAGAGCTCCAGTTCTGTCAAGAGCCGCTGGCCCTTGTCGTTCTTTGCCGCCTTGAGCGTGCGATACCCGATCGACAATCCGTCCAGCGCGCCCGCCTCGATCAGTGCGGCGGCCTCCCGACCTCGCTGGGTGCTGTCCAAAAGCCGCCCCCGGACAAAAAGCCCCTTTTGATCCTCGCGCACCTCGTCCCAGATCCCGATGGGCTGCGCCGGATCGTGCTGCCACAGCATCTTGAGGTGACGGTTTTCCGTCCTGAACGCGGCCAATGAGGCGGCATAGGCGCCCCGCTGGACTATATCCCCGCCCTGATCGGTCTCGCCAAAAAGGCTGGCATAGCCACCGATCACCGACCCTTCCGACAGCTGCACTCCTTCGCCAAACCGGGCGAATTTGTGCTCCAAACCCGTCTCTTGCATCTCATCCACTCCTCGTTGTCTCACATCACCAGGCTCGATACCGACCGGAATGTCTCCGCCAGGATCACCGCGAGCATGCCGTAGACCATCAGCCACAGCCGCCGTTCGATCAGCTCGACCATGTCCTCGATCCGCTGGATTTGCGTGTGCAGCATCTCAATCTGAATTTTCGTCACCCTTTCGTGCGCTTCCAGCCGCAGACCGGGAGCACACAGAAAGCTTGTGTCGGGCTCAGCCATCCGCAGACCCTTCATCCCGCGCGGGCAGACCCAGCAAGGCGCGTTTCTCCCCCTCGCTCAGAAAATCGGCCTGGGTCACGCGCGCCCATTGCGCATCGCGCTCCGCTGCCAGGGCAGGCACCTGATCAAGGTCGGGCTTTAACTCCACCGCCTCGCCGCTATAGGCTGAAAGCCAGGACGACACCGCCGCCGTGACCCGCGTGGCCAGCGGCAGCACAGTCAGGCGGTAAAACGCGCGGTTGGCCTCCTGATAATTGGCATAGGTCGCGTCTCCCGCGATCCCCAGCAGCATCGGCGGCACGCCAAAGGCCAAAGCAATCTCACGCGCCGCGGCATCCTTGGTCTTCTGAAATTCCATGTCCGAGGGCGAAAACCCCATCGGTTTCCAGTCAAGCCCCCCCTCCAGCAGCATCGGGCGACCGGCGTTCCGCGCACCCTGATGATGGCTCTCCATCTCAGATTGCAGGCGGTCATATTGCTCGGCGCTCATCACGCCCTGCCCGTCGGCCCCGCGATAGACGATCGCACCTGACGGCCGCGCGGCATTGTCCAGCAGTGCCTTTGACCAGCGGCTGGCCGCGTTATGCACATCCAACGCCATCGCGGCGGCCTGCATCGGCGAAAGCCCGTAATGGTCGTCTTGCGGATGAAAGCTGCGGATATGGCAGATCGGCGACGGCTCGGTCACGTGAAAGCGATGCTTCTGTCCCCCAACCGCATATTCATAGGCGGCAGGCCAGCCATCGGACCCGGGCACCACATGCATCCGGTCAGACCGCAAGACATGCAATTCAACAGGCACAAGACCGTCGCCGGGCACGGCTTCAAGATAGGCATTGCCCGACAGCATCAACTGACCATAAAGCGCCTCCATCAACTCCGCCCGCCCTTGCGCCAGATTGGGGCGCGCCAGCAATGTCAGCAGCGGGTGCGTGTCATAGCGCCGCTCCGCATCCTGTAACACCACCGGCAACGCGGCGGCAGCCTCGGCGATCAGCTTGACCGACCGGAACCCCACGGGGTTGCCCGCAAAGCCGGTCTTGGTCAGCGAGACGGTATCGCGCGGGCTCCACGCCACCCGGCCCGAGCTGTGATAGGCGACCACCGGCCCCGTCCGGCTCGCCTTTTGTTCCGGCAGGTTCTCCTGCTTTGTGCCGCGCAAGAAATCAAACACCATTCTCAAGCTCCTCGTTCGCCCGGCACCCTGGCCGGGCCTCGTACCCGTCGTGTTGAGAAGAGTTTTGACAGAGCTTTCCGAAGACTTTCACAATCCACCGAACGGTGCTCGCCGGGCCCTTGTTTACAAGGACCGAACCCGCGGCAGCCGCCATTTGGCCGCCGGTTCGATCATCAGCTCATGCAGCGCCCAGACCAGCGCATCGACCCGGTCGGGCGATCCGCTGCCGCGATACCCGCTCACTGTCATCTGCACCATCTGCTCTTCAAGCGCGCCCAACCCCCGCAGATGCCGCACCCGCCCCTGCTCATAAAGGGCCGCCACCGGTTCGGCCCGCGCGGCCTTGCCCCGGCTTGCGTGCACCCCGCGATAGGCCACCAACGGATCGAGCTGGCGCACCACCTCCTCGACAAGCTGCCCGCCCTGATTGACTTCGGCCACCAGCCGGTCCGCGCCATGTTCCCGCATCGCCTCGATCGCGGTGCGCGCCCAGCCCAGCGGGCTTTGCCCCTGTACGGTCTCATCGGCCAGAACGACCGCCTGCCAGTTCTGCGGCGGCCCGTCCATCCGCACCCCGGCCACGACAATCCCACAGGCATCTGACGACGTCTTCCCCGACACCGCCGGATCCAGCGCCACAACCACCCGGTCCAGCGGCGGGGCATGGTCGATCAAGGCCCCTTCCAACAGATCCGAGGTCCAAAGCGCCCCGTCCACATCCGACAACAGAACCCCGTCCAGCTCCTGCTGGCCCAATCGGGTTCCGGCATAGCGTCGCCGCACCTCTTCCAGAAAGGATCCGGCAAGATTGGCGCGATTAGCCTCCGTCGGCGCATGGGTAACAACCGTCGATGGCGCCTCCAGCAGTTCCTTGAGTATATCGACATTGCGCGGCGTGGTGGTCACGCAAACCCGCGGATCCTCGCCCAGCCGCAAGGCAAATTGCAACATGTCCCAGGTGTCGCGCGCCTTGCGCCACTTGGCCAGTTCATCCACCCAGGCCGCATCGAATTGCGGGCCGCGCAACCCTTCGGGGTCATGCGCGGAATAGGCCTTGGCCTCTGCTCCGTTGGGCCAGATCAACTTGGCTTCCCCCGCCTTCCATACAGGGCGGCGATCGGGCGGCGAACAAGCCAGAATGCCGCTTTCGCCGAACACCATCACATCGCGCACCTGGTCAAAGGTTTCGCCAACCAGCGCCACGCGGGACGCCGCTCCAGGATCCAGCGGCATCGCCCCTTCGACCTGTGCGCGCACCCATTCGGCACCGGCGCGCGTCTTGCCAGCACCCCGGCCCCCCATCACGACCCAGGATCGCCAATCGCCCCCAGGAGGAAGCTGATGCGGCAAGGCCCAAAACTCAAAAAGAAAAGGGAGGGCAGCGAGCCCTCCCTCTCCGATCTCATTTAGGAACCGCTCCTGTTGTGCAACAGGCGCGGAGGCGAGCCAGGCGGCACCCGACTTCAAATCGAGCGCGGTCAAGGTCGATGGCATATCCACCTTGCGCGATTCCCAGCTCTCGGTTCTTTTGATCAACAAGGTTTGCCTCCACTTTCAAACAATTTCTGATCAAGGCTTCTGACGGCGCCAGATGTTTCGACGCCACCGTCAAATCAACGCCCTCACTGTCGCGGATCTGTTGTTTCAGATCTTCAATGACGATCCGTAGTTCTCGGATCGAGTCGTGGAACGCACCGATCAGATCGGCCGTGCCATGCTCATGGTCTTCCGGGGTCACGATAGTCATATTGATTATTATCCTCATGCGTGAGTGAACTCCGCACGAGAGAGACGCAGATCCGCCCCTGAAGCATCGCCTCAGGATGGGTTATGCAAATCTTCCAGCTTGTCGCAACTTATAAGGGAAAGCGTTCGGAATGTCAAGGAATTTCTGATGAGCTTCGCCACCCAACCCCCTGATTATAAATGTTATTTATTGGTTAACAGGGCGTTCGCAAGGTCAGTCGGAATTGGCCCGTTCCGCTTCGATCTGGCGCCAGCGCGCCACATTGCGGTTATGCTCGGCCAGGGTCTCGGCAAAGGCATGACCACCGGTGCCGTCGGCCACGAAGAACACATAATCAGTCTCGTCCGGGTTCACGGCCGCCTCAAGACTGGCCAATCCCGGATTGGCGATGGGGGTTGGCGGCAAACCTGAAATAACATAAGTATTCCAAGGTGTTTCGCCGCGCAATTCACTGCGTCTCAGGCCGCGGCCCAACGTTCCCTGACCCTGAGTAATGCCATAGATTACCGTGGGGTCGGTTTGCAGGCGCATGCCCCGGTTCAGTCGGTTCACAAAGACGCTTGCCACCTGCTCGCGCTCTTCTGCGACCGAGGTTTCCTTTTCAATGATCGAGGCCAGGATCAGCATCTCTTCGGGGCTTTCCAGCGGAAGGCCCTCTTGCCGGTTCTGCCAGGCCTGCGCGATGCGCTCGGTCTGTGCTGCCTCCATCCTGCTCACGATATCCGCCCGGTTGTCACCGGCCTGCACCTCATAGCTGTCTGGCGCAAGGCGACCCTCGGCGGGAACGGCCTCAACCTCCCCCTCCAACACATCCATCGCTTTGAGGCTTTCCACGACCTGCCAGCTGGTGACGCCTTCGGC